CGACCGACGCCAGCTTATCAAACGCCAAAGCATTTCGCCACACGCGATCCGCTTGCTGTGGCGTAAAGTACCCGATCTCAGTTGCCATAAACTAGCCCCTTGTATCGCACAACAACGCGACTTTGTAGACCGCTGGTGTTACGGCTGTACCTGTTGCCGCATCGTTGCAAACGATGGTTAAACGGCATTCAATCAAGTCGCCGGGTTCAACTGATCCAGTGGACAAGGTAAAGTCGTAGTTAGCCGCCGTCAAGCTGTTCATTGATTGTGCGGATGTCGCGACTAGATCGCTTGTTAGCGTGCCATCGTTGCCGATGTATGCTTCTAAATCGACCGTGCAAGAGTTGTCGGCAATGGTCGTTTCCATCTTCGCACGAACGCGAATTTGCATCGTTTCGCCATCGTCGTAATTCGGCGGAACAGGGATCGAAAAATAGATCCGGCGAGTAGTCGCACCGATTGCTTTACAATCCCCGGCGGTGATCCGAACTGGGTTAGTCCCCCATGTCCCAGTAAGTAGCCCTAGGTCGTCGCTAGACGCACTTGAAACGGGATTAGATGCTACTGCATCCCATACGCGAAAGTTTGTTACAGGCACCTTGTATTCGGCCAAAACGCGCTGCCGCATCTTGCTCGGTTCGATGTTAGCGTTAGCCGCTAAATCGTTATTGGTGATCGTCGAATCAGGGAGAATGAGGATAACGCCGTTATGTGTTGCCATTAGTCAAGTAATCCTAGTGCATTGAAGGGAAGTGAATCAAACCGCTTAAATTCCAACCAGTGAGCCGTAACCGCTTGCCCTGGTTCGCTTGCTGGTATCCTGTATCCGTTGGCATCAAGTAAAACGGGCTTAGTAACAGGCTCTTTATTGCCGTCTACCGCTCGAACAATCCTTGATCCAAGACCCGGCCCGCTTAAATCAATTCGCTCGTAATAGCCCTCGTGCCTCGCCCTAGCGTACCAAGCTTTTTCGGGTGTGGTGCGATACGGAAAACGGAACTGAATCTGAGCCGTGATTTCCCAGTATGCTTGATCCTTCGTCGTGACGTTCGACGCGGAAAACTTAATAAGCCGAGCCGTACCGGGAGGCCAACCTAAAAACAAATCGCTGTTGACCGCTCGGCGGTATCGAGCCTGGACATAGCTATTGAATAAAAGCATGTTCCGGCGGATTGTAACCGTCTGATCTGGTATCGGAGTTTTGATACCTTCCATTGGCTCGCCGTTTACCGTTTGAATCGGGTTCCCGTCCCAGTCTTCATCTATTTCCTCTTCGCTCTCAACATCGTCCCAGTCGATTCGAGGCGGAGCAAATAGCGGGTTCTCTGTGTTGTTGCCATCCTTCGCCGCTAGTTCGCCGCTGTAATCGAAAGTGGCGATGTAGTAGATAGGGCTAATACGCTCGAGCGATACGCCATCGCAATAGACGTATTGGTACTTATCGCTAAACGAATCGCCTTGAGTTGGCAACCGCTCATCCATAAAAATATCATACTCAACTGCTTCCGGCTTGGTAACAACCTGATAAGCACGTTGAAACTTGACTGTTAGCTTGCGAAAGTTATCCGTTAGCCTCTGGTCGTACGATGGACGCGACCAGCTTTCGGTAACTTCGAGAACGTTTTCATTTTGCATCATGGCCCCGTTCCGCTAAATGTGATTCCCGGCCCGGTCTGTAGCGAATTCTTTAGACCGTCAATCGCTTCCTTGACCTTATCCAGCTTACCGACCGTTTGAGCCGTATTCTGTTCGATCTTCTTTTGTGAATCATCTTGCTTGCCTCTAGTAAGCAATCTCGACTCCTTCGCCGCAATATCAGGAGCGGCTTGCATCTGCTTTTGTTCGCTAGCTTTCATTACCGCATCCGCTTAGTAAGCAATCTCGACTCCTTCGCCGCAATATCAGGAGCGGCTTGCATCTGCTTTTGTTCGCTAGCTTTCATTACCGCATCCGCTTGAGCTTGAGCCGCTGCGATTGCGTCCGCTGTTGCCTTGTCTAGCCCTTGCTGTTGAAGTCGATACGAATGAGCCGCTTCTTCGCCTTGCTCCATCGCTACCCGCTGTTCTTCAAGTCGCTGTAGTTCAGTTTTGCGAATGTCGTCGATCTTCTCTAGGCGTTGTTTCTCTTGCTCTTGTGCTTTGGCTTTGGCGTCGGCTAGCTCCTTCTCTTTTTTCAGCGACTCCTCAGCGAATAAAATACGCTTCTGATCCGCTTCGCCTACGCCCTGATCGGTTAGTTGTGCACGCCTTGCCGCTTCCGCTCCCTTGGTTAGTTCGATGTACTGGTAGTTCGTTGCTCGCAGAGACGAAATAACCGATTGATCGATCTGTTGTTTTCTTGCCGCTGCTGCATCTTCTGCGGCTTGCTGTTCTTTGATTAGCCGCACTTGCTGAGCGTGTGCACTGTACTTCTCACTAAGTGCGTTTTGCTGTTCGCGTAACGACTGAGCCACTTGCATATAGCCCGCAGCTTCATTGCGAAGATCGCCAACAACCTCCGGCCCCTCTTTATTCTTTAACGCCTTATCCGCCGCATCGCTGTAGTATTGGAAGCTAGCTATCGCGTCATCGACTTGCTTGTTAATGTCGTCAAACAACGCTCTAGCCGCTGCTTGTTTTTGGTTGGGATCGCGGATTAACTCCAGATCCTCCATGCTATTTGATACCTTAGTATTGGCAATGCGAACTAGCGATTGAGCAAAGCGGTCGGCATCTTGTGCGGCTTGCTCCATGCGGCTTGCTACATCATCGACTCCAAAGATCATCTCGCCGATTGACTTGCCGAGTTGAAACGACATTATTCCAACCAAAGCACCGATGCCCGCTTTGAAAGCTAATGCACCCGTTCCACCCGTCTTCATCACCTCCGAGAACTGTCCTACCTTTTCTGGCCGACCGCCGCTTCAATGTTCTTGCCTGCTGCTGCGGCTTGCCCTGACGCTTTGTCCTCAGCTTCGATTAGGATTTTCACGCTTTCGCTAGCCACTTATACCCGCCTCCGCTTTTAGTGTCTGCTCTTCGTGCTTTAGCCTATTCGCCGCCTCTAAAAACCAAGCCGCCTGATCGAGTGCACCGCCTGCTATTGGCGGTAAACCTCGCTCGTAAAGATCGCACAAGCCAACCACGTCAATCATTGATCGACAGTATTGATTCGGGCAACCTTGGACAGCTACAGAGCCTTGATTGCATTCGCTGCAACCTTGGCCCCTGCATTGTGGGCATTCGATCTCGATTGGCTCTTGATCGCTGCCTATGTCCCTACACTCTTTGTCGCTGCAATTACGGCAAAGCAAACCCTGCCGAATCATCGCCGCGACTCTCAGTCTTTTTTTTCGTCGCCGCTCATCTTTTGATTAGCCGCAACTTTGCGAAGCACTTCCCGAATCTCCGAAAAGCTTAAAACGGATTCGACACCATCGGCGGTAAATAAATGCTCGCCCATGTTTTTCCATCCGCTGCAAGCCTCTAGTAAGCACTTGACCGCTGAATCAAATACGTCCGGCACCTTAACGCCATCCTCAAAAATCATGTCAATAACGCGATGGATTTCGCGTTGCTTGCGTAGGCTCTGAGTCTTCGCGATAAACATCGGACGCGACGCGATAGGCTTGTCCTTGTCAGAGTCAAGCCACACGTCAAAGGTTAAATTCGGCTCAAGTGCAATAGGCATGTTAGCTCGATGCGGTGAATGTAATGGATGCTTCTTGATCGACGTTCGACCCGTTGCGATTGCAACCCCATTCGATTTCGTCAACTACCATGTTTTCGCGGTCTGCTTCACTGATCGAGATAATCTGTGCCTTAGGTGCCGCAATGGTAATCTTTGAGTTAGTAGGCCCGTCTAAGTCAAAAGTCAGAGCGTGTTCGCTCATGTCCAACAGTTTACCGTACCTGTCTTGAGTGGCAACCGTTTTGGCTTCGGGGTTTCCAGTGATCTTGACTACCCGATTCGTAACCAATCCCGCTAGGAATCCGCTTACGTTGCTGGAATCCTCCCGAAGTATCATCGTGTTACCGCTATCAAGCGTCATGTTTTCAACTTGCAACGCAACGCTATTCCAAGTCGTAGTTGAGGATGCGAAGCGTAGGCCCTTCGTTGTTGGATACGTCGGTGCCAATATCGTTTGATCGGTGACGCCGTCCCATACGCCCATAAAGTCGAATTCAAAGACTCCATTTTTCCCAGACGGGCAAGCTAGACGAAAAGTTCCGACGCAACCACGAAGTAATTTGCGGACGCCATCGATGTACACGCCAAGCGTAATCGTCTTAACGTTGGTTCCAGGTGCTTCAGTACGAGGTGTAAACACCCCGCTATTATTCACCCATCCGCAAGCAGGTAGGAATGTGGTGGCCCATGTCGGCACAGTTGATCCATCATAGGACGCATCGAGCTTGAACTGAACGCGACCTTTGTAGCCTCCAACGACGCTCGAATCCATGCCGAAGGCACCTTGCCCCTCGCGTGCTTCAAGTTCGGTTTCCGTCTGTGCCATAACGTCGTAAACGTTAAACCCAGCATCCGCCGCCGTCAGTGTTGCCGCTGTCCCTGGAGTCGCTTCCAACTCAGCCGCTAGCACTCGTTTTCGCTTCAGTAGTGTCATTCTATTCTCCTAGTTTTGGGGATGCTCTAAGCTTGATTTTACCGCTAGCTGCTAGTGTAACTTCTCGCAGTCTTCTTTTGATTTCGATTGGCAATCGCTCCGCCGCTTTTGCCGCTGCTTTTTGTGGTACGCCAGCTTCCGCGAAGTAATCGCCAGGTGCCTTGGATTTTATTTTGCGAAGTCGCGTCCCGCCTTCAGGCTCTCGTTTGTAAAAGTTGCCGCCGTACTGCTTGACCATAAAGCCTTCGAGTACGGTAATCCAACCTCCGCCCATGTTGGGCTTATAGCGAACGCCGGATCGAATTCGCTTACCCTTGCGGGACTTCGAGTATTCTTGGGCCGAGTGCCATCGAATTGGAAATGGCGTACCGCCCCAAAGCTTAATCACCGCTTGCGGTTCGTCTGGTTTCGCGACCTGCTTCATCAGCACCGCTTTTTTGAGCGTAGATGCTTTTGTTGGCCGCTTGTTTGTAAATGGCTTAACGCTGCTATGCAATGCGAAGTTAATGACCTTGCCAAGTTCCTTCGCTGCGTCCGCCGCAACGCTCTTAGCTGTGCGATTGATCGCTGTTGATAGATGCCGCTTCATGTGGTCGTGCATCATACCCAAAGCTTCTCGCATCGCTCGCAAACTTGCTTGATCCACGTCGATCTTGATTTGCGTCATGCTCTCACCGAAGTCGGATCGCCTTCATCCGTCCGAAAGGTGATTGCGATAGGGACGTTGACGCCATCTAGACCACCGTCAGCGGTGACATATTCAGGGCTTCGGAATTCTGCGTCAATGGCATTATCGTCCATTGTGTGCCATACGTTGCCATCGCCGTAAACAGCCTTAACAACGTCGGCATGAAACTGATTGATTACCGTATCAATTACTTCGGGATTTCGTTCACTGCCCATAATGTGGCAACGGATCTGATACGTCTGACGATACGCCGTAGCGGGTGGATTTCCAGGATGCGAAAGTTCCGGCACGATTTCCGGCTGGCCTTGCACCAAAACAACTTGCCTATCTGCGGGCGTGAAGTCACCCATGCGAGTTGGCCGTACCACCTCCATAACGTCCGTAGGAAACGTAAGGCTATCGCCAATCATCGCCTCTAGGCGTGATTTTAAGACAAGTGCGATTTCCTCAGCGACGGCTAGCGGCATTCGAGTTGAAGCATCCCTTCGTCATGTGCGAGCAGCTTCATCACAGTTCGTCTAGTTGGCTTCTCGCCAACCCTGACAGCGAACGCGATGCAATCGCCGCCTAAGTCTAGTTCGTCGCTTGCGATGCCTTTGATGTTATCGTTGGCAACGTGTATCTCGAAAACGGGTGTAATCGTGTCCCCGTCTTCTGGTAAAATCGAAAGCATATCCCGCACAACGATAGCGTTAATGGCCCTCGCTTTGCCGGTTCGCTTGATGTAAACGACCGGCTCGGCGAAGTCATTTTGATTGGCGAACACGTTGACCGCATCCGCCTCTATCATGTCGTGCAAGCTCATTCGATTATCGCTTCGAAGTCACCGAGATGTAGTCGATAACAACGCTATCGACGTTGGTATTAGCTGCTTTTTGCAACTGGATGATCGGTTGCAAACCAGAGCTGTAACCGCTCATGTCGAAGGTAGTGCTAGCCGCAACGCGGATGCCATCGATATAAAACTTGACGTTGGACTTGCCGCCGGTGAAGTCGATAACGAATTCGCGGTAGGTAGTGCCAAGTGTTAGCCCGGTGGAGACGTCGTTGTTGTCACGTACGCCGTCATCGGTCTCGACGTAAACGAGCGAAGTGCTGTTAGCACCTTCCATGCGGAACCAAGCGTTAGCATCAACGCTATCGGCGGTATCGTTTCGAGCCGAGCCTACACCAAAGCAAAGGATGCTTCCGCTGGTGAAGGCAGCCGCACCGATCTTGACCCGCATTTCGACTCGTTGAATCAAATCGATATCGAAGTCCAAAGCGTCGTTGAAGTGCAAGCAAACGTTTTCGACTTCGCTGGTTGCGGCAAGCGTCAACGTTGCTATCGAAGTCCCCTTCGTGTAGACAGGTGCACCCGCTGCGGAGGTGTCATCGACCATCCAAGGGGTAGCAGGATCCGCCGACGTTGGGAACGTTGCTACGGTTCCATTGAAATCGTCGGAAAGTAGTTCAAAGTCACGAATTCCAGACATAGTTATTCCTTTCAAATTGTTCTTGTATTGCGAAAAGCCCCCAACCCGAAGATCAGGGGCTATAAGTCAAAGCGACCGAATTAACGGTTGCCGTAGATGCCGCGATGATCGATGACCGCTGCGGCAAAGCATTGACGTACCTTGTATCGGTAAACGTCATTGCTCATGATCCATTCGCTTTCCAGCACTGGCGATTCTTCGCCATTGAGGAAGGTGATCTCGACGGTATCAACTTGGGCATTGTCGGCGATTGCGTACCAGTTAGTTGCACTGTTCGCATCAAGCAAAGCAGTCGTTACCACTTGCAAAGGACGTACGCCGTTAACACCGTAGATGTTGACTACGCCCTCGTTGCCGTTGCTTTGTGCGTAGGATTGGCTGTTAACCAACTCCAAAGCGGTGCCGCTGTACTTGAGTGGAACAAGCAGAGTTCGAGGAGCGAGGTTCAAGAAAACGTCGCTCGACAATCCCTTTTGCTTGCCCATGAACTCGAAAGCTTCGTTGAGCGTTGTCACGCTCGGAGCCGCTGCGGATGCCGAGTTGATATTTCGTCCGCTTGGGTGAGAAGCAGAGAACAAGTTGAATCCGTCAGGCATCACAGGATTGCTCAACAGGGCATCGTACACAGCCTTCTCTTGAGTCCGGCGAGCCGCGTTGCCGTGCATCGCTGGAATCCGCGAAAGTGCATCAAGGTCATCGTTTACAACCGTTTCCCAAGATACGGTAAATTCCTTACCGTACTTTTGCACTTGGTACGACACCTTCGAGTCGCTGACCGCTCCCTCTGGATACGGCTTGGTTTCAGGGACGATTTCCAAGTTAGGCGATTCTCCCATCTGGATTCTGTTGATGTTTTTGAAGTCATCAACGCTTTGCCCTTGTCGTGCCCAAAGCGACCAAGTGTAGGGGGCTTCCTCGTAAGCCGCTCGCAAGGTCTTGCTAGCCGCATCGAGCAGCAAGTTGGCGAATGATCCGGTCGTATGGTACGCCATGTCGGATCGCTGAATCCGCAAACGGCTCATCGTCGCTTCCGATCCGAGAGCGATTCGGGCAACGTCTGCCTTGGTGTATCGATCTGGATTGATGCCCATTCGACGTACGCAAAGTTCGGCAAGTCGGTACAAGCCGAGATTCGCAAAATCGGACGCACCGTCAACTTGCGGAGCTTGCGAACGCTTTACACCCCCCCCCCTAAAGCAACGCTGAACCAATCCGGCTCCCGCTGCTTGCAAGAACTTGTCTTGCTCGCTTGCTGTGATCGAAACATTGGAGCCTTCGACGGCTCCCCCTAGTGGTTGTTGAGCCATCTTTCGAATGATCCTTTCGCGAGCGACCTCAATTGTTACACCTTCGTCAACGAGTGAGTCAGCAAAGGATCGCTCCAGCTTTGCAAGTTTCACGTCGTTGATAATTGCCGTCCGGCGAACTTTGTCGGCGTTCAATTGCCGAGCAACTTCCGCTTGCACTTTTTCTTCGATAGGCTCTTCGGGTGCTGCTTCACCCTCTGCCCTCATGGCTTCGCCCTCTGGCTTTTTGTCTTCGCTTGCCATGTTTTCCACTTCCGGCATTTCCGGCATTTCGACTTCACCAGCCGACGCCTTGCCCGCCAAAAAAGTGATGATTTGAACTGGATCGGTCATACCTTCCGGCACGCCGAGTTTTTGAACTGCGGCTTGAAGTGCCTCGTCCATTCTCGTGATTCCTTCCCGGTCGTATGACCGTCTAACAGTCGAATTCGGATCTGCACCCGTTGCACAGATCGACGCATTGTGAGGTTCCCACTCGGTTACAATTTCCGCCGGCCCCGCAATAACAACGCCACTCGGAGTTGTGTATGATTGCCCATCAGGGATGTATTTTCGTGCGATGATTTGGGCGTCGATCGAGAAGTCGTTGAGATGCCCTTCGTCGTATCGAGTCTTAATCTTTTGCGACTCTTCGTCACTGGCGAACTCAGCGATGCCTACTAGCTGATCGCCTTCGACAGCCAAGCCGCGAACGCTTCCGAATACGTTGCGGACGGTCTTATCGTTATGGCTGTCCACGATAGGCAATTGATTGCGAGACTGGCGAAACTTCACGCCGTCCATCAATAGCACTTGAGCAACCCACTGACGGCGAGTCTCATCGTAGACCATCACCGGCGTCTCAGTTGCTACGACTGCTTTGCCGTCCTTGACGGCTCCGAATTGGCGTTGGATATGCTTGACTTGACCCGCAGCATCAAGCATTCGTTTTCGCTCTGCGTTTCGCTCTGCTAGTGTCATGCTTCCCCCGCTGGTAACGTGTCAATCGATCCATCTTTCGCGTCGTCAATAAACGCTTGCACGTTGGCTTCGCTGAATCCGATTGACGACAAAAAGACTTTAGCCGCTGCTTCGCTGATCGCACCGCTTGCGAAGTCACCAAGCGTCTTAGCTATCGCCTTGCGATTGCGATTGAATTGAAGCGTTGACAGCCCCATCATTTCGCCCGTTCCGGTTTGCACTTGAGCTGTAGCACCTGGAGTCTGTGCCGCTGAAATAGCAAGCTGCTTTTGTTCCGCTGTCTGCAATCCGAGTTTCTCCATCAAGCGATTCTCTTTCGCCCTCTGGTAGAAAACGGATCGATACGACAAGCCTCTAGCCCCTAAGACGTTGGCATAAGTGTCCGTAAAGCTATTAAGTGCGGATTCGCTTGCTTGCTGTTCGCTCTGAGGATCGACCCACTCCCACTCTGGCGTCTGCCATTCAACAGGTGCGACCCCGCGACGGTTATCAAGCAACTCGGCCGACGAAGGGAATCCATCGACTCCACTCAATGCCGCCGATGTAAAGAACTCATCCCAAACGGGCTGTAGAAAGTGCCGAATAAGGTATTGTTGCCAACAGCGAAAACGTCGGCGGTCTTCAAGTTGGCTAGTTCGACTTGATGAATAAGATGTTTGCGAATAGTCGCGGGCAACGGTTTCGTAACTCAACCCAGTCCCTACCGCGATGCCGCGAAGGATGAGTTTGATCCAGGTTTCTGCCCCGGTGTTAGGACGCCCGGGATTGATGCCTACAACATCTTCGCCGGGTGCAAGTTCCATTATCATGCCCGGCTCGAGCATCTTTTCGCGATTACCTGCGCTGTCCGTTCCGCTTCGTCCATCAGGATCGGCCAATCCACCGATTGGCGTATCGGTCTTGATTGCCATTGTGAAACAGGATGCAACCGCCGAGGCTTGTAGTTCGTTGTCAACGTACGTTCCTAAGTCACGCAACCAGCTTAAAGCAGGGGCGAACCACGAAACGCCCCGCGACTGCCCAACCCGTTCCCGGCGGAACAGATGCAGGATTTCACTAGCTGGGATTCGTTCAGGCGTGCGAGTGAATGCGTACGGTTGCAACGGGTGATCTTTGTAGACCCAGTATGCAACGGGCTTGCCTAGGTCGTCGATCTCGACGCCGCGAATGATTCGATTTCCATTGTCGTTGCTCAACCTTGCCGCGTAAGTATCCTTGTCACCGGCAAGCCTATCCGCTTCGATGATTTCCAAGGCCAATGGCACTGGGCGATAGACGCCAAGATACTCGTTGCGAGGTAGCTTGAGCACACGGATAAGCACTTCGCCCGCTTCGACCATTTCACGCTGGGCAATGCCTTGGATTTCCTCAAGCGTGTACTGTCCGTTGATATCGCATACTTCGCACCACTCCGACCAAATCTTATCGCGTTGATCGTTTACGTCTTCGACGTCATCGCCTGCCGGTGTTTCGAATACGCTCTGAGCTTTGATGCCGCATCCAACAACGCTAGAAACTATCGTGTCAACGACGCCCCAAGCGTACGCATTATTGCGAACTAGTTCGCGTGCCCATGCTCGCATCCGGTCGGCACCGAATGGCCCCGTCAGCTCCATGTCTGCCGGTTGATTTTTCGGCTGACGATTCGACGATACGCGGGAAGGCTCTGCCCCTTGGTAAGATCGCAATACGCGACGGGCTTGCATTCGCCGCAATGCCGCAACTGGGCTAACCGCTGAAACTACGCTATCGATCAAACGTTCGATCATCGGCGGCTCCTCGTTAATCTTCCGAGTGATACGCCGCCGCTAGTTTCGCGATGGAGTCGCCTAATCAAATCCAGTTCCATAAGTCTCAACTCTTCCAAGGGAAGCTTAGTAACCGACCTTGACCCGATAGAATACGAAGACGCCCCACCGCTAAGGAGGGCTTCGATAGCTGCTTGGACTTGTGCGAGCTGGCTAGCTGTGGATGATGCCATGCGTAAAGATTCGCATGGATACAGATTGCAATCTAGCTGCGGTTGCTACAGTCATAGCAAAGGCGATGAAAATTATTTTCCTTCTTGGCTCCATGTATGCCGACAGAATTCGCATCGGCAATATCGGATACTTCCGTGAATTGAATAGACGCGGGAAAACGACATTCCTTTTGGCCGATACGATTCGCACATCGGGCAATCCTTTGGAGTGAATCGACGCGGTGTAGGCTCTTGATCTAGCTGTTCATCTACTTGATTCACTTCCGCAACCTCGATAACAGTTTCGACTTGTGGCTTATCGCCCCTTTTCTTTGCCATCTTCTAACCTCGCCTCTTAGGAATCCATCCGCCTTCACGCTTTTTGAATCGCGTACCATGCTGATACGCTTTTTCGACTGGCTTTTTCGGTTGCTGTTGCTGCTGCTGGACTCGTCTTGCCTCAACCGCAATCTCCGAAGGTGCAATCAGCTTAACGCCGCAAGCCTCACCCGCTGCCGCTGCCATGTAGGTAGCGTCTAGCCAGTGGTTGTTTTCGTTCTTGACGCTCCAGTATGTTTTCGATCCTTTGCCCTCTTTGAATTCGCTAACCAGTTCTTCCGCTGCGACGTGCTGCGAGTAGCTTCCGTGCTTCTGGTTTCCGTCGAGAGTAAACAGCGAAAGCGACCCACGCCGAAGCATGTTGTTTTCGTCGAATGTCGGCGTCAAAAATCGCTCATGAACAAACTGTTTCCAGTAGTTCGTGTCTAATTCGTATAGCCAAACTCCCGCAGATGCAAGCCGGACAGCGTGCATATTAGCACCCGCTAGGGTTGTTGCCGTGCTCTGCTTTTTTGGCGTGTATGGATTGATACCTTTTGAGACATGAAAGATTCCGCCAACCTCACGCACAAACTGATACGCGGCATTTGTAAACGTACCGGAATCGACCATGCAAAACTGCACCTGATGTTTGTTTCCGCCAGCGTCAACAAACTGCTTTTGGAGCAGTTCATCCCGCCAGTTTAGTAAGGCTTGGTAGATAGCTGGCTCTGATGCTTCGTTATCCATTGTGCGATCCGTGTTGTAGACTTCTGCGACTCCATAATCAACAACGACCCCGCCGGCACCTTGCCACCATGCCGAAACTACCCAGTGGCATCGATACTTGCCTATGTCGATAGCTGCCGTTAACGCTGCGGTGTTAAGCGGTAGTTGACGCCTAGACAATCCGCTGAGTCGCGTCTGGACAATCTCCGCTGTAAGCCCTTGGCCGATTGGCCCGGCATCCTCGGGAGGATCGTTGTCAATCTCAGTGGCTACTGACTTCGTGCCCACGTCCGCAACGCGATTGTAATAGGCATGGATCGAAGAAAGCTCGAGCGGTTCTCCGTCAGCGTGAAGTTTCTTTGAGTAGCTGTATGGATTCGAAACAACGCAACCCGCCTCAATGGTTTGGCGATTGTCACGCCAAAAACGATACGCTTCGCGGGCGTCAGGATCGTCAGACTTGCGGCCCCTTCGCGTGTCGATGTACTGATCGACCAAATCCATCCGATCCGGCGGTTTAATCATCTTGCGGTATCGCTTACCTCGCCAAGACGGTTTCACCTTCGGATCGGTAAAGCGATAGGCGATACACTTGCGATTCTGGACTGTACAAAGCATCGCTCTGGGTATCCGCTCGGCGGATGCACCTAGACCGGCAATATCCTGTTCGATAATCTCTTCGTTCTTGCCGATCAAAACATCGCTTGCCGCTGCTTCTCTGTCCTCAATGTCGTCGATGATCGCAAGCGTAGGACGCATTGAGCGAAACTTAGTTCCGCGTACTGGCCCGTCAACGCCTAAGCAATAAAGCACCTGACCACATGAAGCAGGCTCGATTCCATCCGGCCAATTCTCAAGCTGTTCGCGTGCGATTGTCGGGAATGCAATATGATCCGCTGCAATCTCGATGTTGGTATTCTGCCCTCCAGCAGTCTGCATTCTCGCACGGCTTGACCAACCGCCGACCGCCTTGAAGGGCACGCCAATTTCGGGATAGTCCGCAATGAACAAATCATTTTGCTGCAACTGCTCCTTAATCGATTTCAACTCTTGCTGAGCCTTGCCCTGCGACTTTCCGATAATGACAGGGAATGTAGTCAGCCTCATCACCATCAAATAAAGAGCGGCATGAGTTGCAATCGTCGTTTTTCCTTCGCCACGCGGCCCCGCGATAGCTTGATCTCCTCCGTACTTCGCAGCGTCGATGATCGAATGCAACATAGCTAGCCGGTCATCAGTCCAGCATTCCGAGAAGATCTCGGCGAAGTAAGTATCAAGCCACTTTTGAGGATCGCTTTCAGCTTTGATTCGCCGTTGAGGATTCGCGGGGGAAGGTATGCGGATGTCGCGTTCCGACGCCCGCTTTTTCGCCATCAACTCCCGCTGTCTTAATCGCTCATCGCCCTTAACTGGATCCGCCGACGATGCCGTTTTCGGATGCAAGCTTAGTAAGCTCTGCAATTGGGATAGATTGAGCGAGTGCAAGAAGTCGTAGCCGCTGCTCATTTTCCTTCGCTTCTCTTTTGTCTTCGAGTTCTTCACGCTTGCAGTCGATTGCGTCAGCCGCAACCAAAATCCTTGCAGCATCAATCGCCAAATCAGGATCATTCAAGCACCCCATCAAGGCTAGCTTGATTGCTCCCTTGTCTACGTTCCATCGCT